TCCGGTGATTCACCTCATGATGCTCGACAAGCTGCCAACTCCCAGCCGTCGAACCATCAACCTCTGCTTTCGTGGCTCTGCGAAGACCACTCTGTTCTCCGAATACCTGGTGCTCTACCTCGGTGTATTCGGCAGAATCCCAGGCTTCGGTGACGTACCGGCTGGCATCTTCGTCGGCAACTCGATGGACAAGGGCGTGGCTCAGCTGCGCAAGAACGTCGAGCTGAAATACAACAACAGCAAGTTCCTGCAGTATTGGATTCCTGAGGCAGAGTTCCGGGACGATCACATCACATTGATCAACCGGGACAAGCACCGCTTTCACATCCAAATGTACGGTGCTCAGTCCTCGGTTCGTGGTAGCCGTGACGGTACCAGCCGTCCGGTGATCGCCATCCTCGACGACCTGATCAAGGATGACAAGGATGCGGCATCGCCCACGATCATGAGCGACATCAGGAACCTGATCACCAAGGAAATCCCGTACGCCTTACATCCGACCAGGCACAAGATCATCTGGAACGGAACGCCATTCAACAAGAATGACCCGCTCATTGAGGCGGTGGAAGGCGGTCACTGGGACGTGAACGTGTGGCCGGTGTGTGAGGAGTGGCCCTGTACTCGAGAAGAGTTCAAGGGAGCCTGGCCCGATCGGTTTACCTATGACTACTGCCTGGACCAGAGCACGACGAGTGGCAATGGTTTCAACCAGGAAATGATGCTGCGAATCACCAATGAAGAGGATCAGTTGGTTCGCCCGGTGGACATCACCTGGGGAGCCGCAGAGCCGCACCCACTTCAACACAAGTACAACTACTACATCACCACTGACTTCGCTACGAAGGCATCTCCCAAGAACGACTTCTCGGTGATCTTCGTCTGGGCTTACGGCAACGATGGGAAGTGGCGGTGGGTGGAAGGCATGGTCAAGCGACAGACCATGGATCTGAACATTAAGGAGCTGTTCCGGCTGGTGGTGAAGTACAGACCTCTGGGCGTCACCATTGAGGTGTCCGGTCAGCAGGCTGGCTTCGTTTCCTGGATCAAGGAAAAAATGGTCGAGAACGCTACGTGGTTCAACGTCATCGAGACCCGTCCGACGACCAACAAACTGGCCTACTTCATGAACATCCTGCCTCAGCTGAAGGGCGGGGACATCATCTTCCCGGTGGAATTCAAGAACACTGCGGAGCTGAAGGAGATCATGCACGAGTATCATCTGGCCAGTCCGCTAGGCTTAAAGTCCAAGCATGACGACTGTATTGACGGGACAAGTCGGTTGATTCACATTGTTCCCATAAAGCCAGGTATCATGGCCGTTGAGGATGTGGTACCTCCGCCGCCCACAATATGGGACACTGTGCAACAGGTTGCACAGCCATCTGGGCTGTCTAGTTACATCGTTTGAGGTAGTTCATGGACACGCCCGAGACTCCCGTGATGGTCGACCTGGGGGCAGCCACAGGTTGGAAGAACCCTCCCACGCTCGGAAACCTCCAGGGTGACCTGGATGCTTCGCGTCCTTCTCAGCAGGAGTATGTCACTCTGCTGCGGAAGTGGATGGACTACCTCGAGACCAAGGGCCAGGGCGCAGCGCCGATCCGCAAGGGGCGTTCGCAGGTTCAGCCCAAGCTGATCAAGAAGCACGCCGAATGGCGTCATCCTTCCATGTCGGAGCCGTTCCTCAGCTCGAGCAAGCTGTTCAACGTGGCTCCTCGCACGTGGGAAGACAAGAAAGGTGCCGAGCAGAGTGAACTCCTCCTGAATCATCAATTCGAGCGGTACGTCGACAAGGTGGCGTTCATCGACGAGATGGTTCGGGTTGGGGACAACCAGGGAACCGTCGTTGCTGAGGTGGGCTGGAAGCGCATCACCGAGATGCAGCCGACCCAGGTACCGGTGCTCGACTTCTACCCTGTCCAGAGCGAGCAACAGTTGGCTCAGCTCCAGGGAGACATGCAGCTCAAGGCCAATCCGCTTGAGTTCAACAAGCTTCCTGTCGAGCGCAAGGAAGCCGTGCTCTACGCAGAACAGAGCGGTCAGCCGGTCATTGCAGTGGTTCGTGAGTGGAGAACTGTACTCAGCGAGAAGGTTCTGAAGAACCATCCCACTGTCCAGATCATCGACCTGATGAACCTGTTCGTGGATCCCAGCTGCAATGGCAAGCTGGGTGATGCCCGCTTCATCGCCTACTCGTTCGAGACGAGCAAGGGTGAGCTGCGTGCAGACGGTCGCTACAAGAACATCGACCAGATCGCTGTCAGCACCAATGCTTCGGCAGCGTCCGGTGAAGCTCAGCACAACAGCAATACACCCAACTCATTCCAGTTCAGTGACGAAGAGCGTAAGCGATTCGTAGCGTACAAGATGTACGCCCTCTGGGATGTGGAAGGCAACGGCCAGTTGAAGCCGATCCTGGCAGTGTGGGCCAATGGCGTCATGCTGCAGCTGGAAAACAGTCCGTTCAGCGACGAAGAGTTCCCGTTCGTCATCATCCCGATCAACCCGCTCGTGAAGAAGTGGTATGGCGAGCCGGATGGTGAGTTGCTCATCGAGCAGCAGAAGACGGTGGGTGCCCTCACTCGAGGCATGATTGACCTGTTGGGTCGATCAGCCAACGGTCAGCAGGGTATGCCCAAGCAGTTCCTGGATCCGCCGAACCGCAAGAAGTTCGATGACGGCGAGGACTACGAGTACACGCCCAACATGGGCAACCCCGAACAGCTCATCATCATGCACAAGTACCCTGAGATTCCTCAGAGTGCGATGCTTCTACTGCAGCATGAGCTGGCGGATGCTGAGAGCCTGACGGGCATTCAAGCCTGGGGTGGTGGCGTCAACGCTGGTTCACTGGGTGATGTGGCTGCCGGCATCAAGGGAGCCCTGGCTGCCTCTGCCAAGCGCGAGATGAGCATTCTCCGCCGATACGCTGCTGGCGTAGCGAAGATCGGTCAGAAGTTCCTGTCGATGTCGAAGGACTTCCTCACCGATGAGGAGATCATCCGTGTCACCAATGACGTATTCGTGGCCATCACTCGTGACGGCATTGACGGCAAGTTTGACGTGACCGTGAGCGTCTCCTCGGCTGAGGAGGACAACCTCAAGGCCCAGGAACTGAGCTTCATGCTCCAGACGGTTGGCCCAGCCGTGAAGGACTTCGGCATCATCAAGAAGGTGATGTCCGAGATCGCTCGGCTGCGCAAGATGCCTGAGTTGGCTCACGACCTGATGAACTACGAGCCACAGCCTGATCCCCTGGAAGTTGCCCGGGTACAGGCTGAAGTGGCCAAGCTCGAAGCAGAGACACGTGCTGAGAATGCTCGTGCTGACTACTACATCGCTCAGGCCAAGAAGGCAGCTGCAGAGGCTGACCATCAGGCTCTCGAGACCGTGGAGCAGGGCACTGGCACGACGCATGTTCGTGACATGGCTCAGCTCGAGGCTCAGGGCGAAGCCAACCAGGATCTGACGATCACGAAGGGTCTGTTGGATCTGGGTCGAGTGAATGAAGCCATCGGCTACACACAGTTGACCAAAGGCAGAGGGTAATCAACCATGTACGACCAAGAGATTGCGGAGTGCTACCGCCGTATTCGGTTGGGTGCTTCCCTTAATACGCTCCTAAATAACAACCCCGACTTCCGCAGTTTGATCGTGGAAGGCTTCCTCCGGGACCAGGTTTTGCAACATTCGCTTAACATTAACAGCGATGAAAGTGGTACTGTTGCATTCCTGCGGGGCGTGAGCGTCTTCCAGAAGTATCTCGATCGAGTGCGCCTGGAAGCTGAACAAGCGCAGATCGACCTGCAGAACTACCAACAGCTGATACAACAGGACGGACAGTAATGCCTACCCTTAGTGACGAAGAGTTTCTGGCCCAGGCCCCCGAGATCGAGAAGCAGCTTCAGGCGCAGCTCGAGAATCCAACTCCCCCGGTTGAGACACCGCCCGTTGAGACTCCGCCTGCCACACCGGCACCGGTTGAGACTCCCCCGGTGGAAACTCCTCCGGCTGAACCGGTTCAGACTCCGGGCTCACAGGGTGAGCCTGCTGCAGCTGCGATGCCTCCGGCAACGGACAATACGCCGGCCAGTACGCCCAATAGTGACGACGCCGCTGCCACGCCGCCTGCAGAGCCTGACTACAAGGCCATCTACGAGCAGCTGTTCGGTAAGCCGATTCGAGCAGCAGGCCAGGACATCACTCTTCACACTCCGGAAGAAGTGATCAGCCTGGTGCAGAAGGGTGTGGGCTTCCATTCGAAGCTCAACCGCATCCACAACGAGCTGAAGTATGTGGAAATGCTGCGGAACAACGGCCTTCTGGATGAACAGAAGCTAAGCCATCTCATCGACGTTCAAGCCGGGAAACCCGGGGCCATCAAGAAACTACTTGACTCAGTGAAGGTGGATCCATTAACTTTGGATTCAGCCGAGGCAAGCACCTACGCCCCTTCGGATCATCGCGTAACAGACGAGCAGGTGAAGTTCCAGTCGGTTGTGTCTGACCTGTCAGCCACCGAACACGGACGAAAGCTTCTCACTGACGCGAATGGTTGGGACCAGGCCACGAAGGCAGAGATCTACCGGTCTCCTGAAGTCCTGAGTGTGCTGGCCGACCAGAAGGAAATGGGTCGCTACGACCTGATTGTGGCCGAGCTGAACCGGGCGAAGATTCTAGGAAATCTCCCCGCAGGCGAATCCTTCCTTCAGTCGTACACCCGCGTGGGTCAGCAGATGATGCAGGCTGGGGCGTTCAATCCGAAGGCTCCCACACCAACTCCTGTCGCCCAAAAAACTGTGGTCCCGACGCCTCCCGCTAACTCGAAGCAGGCAGCTTCCGCCGCACCGACCAAGGGTTCTACCCCCGGTGCCAAGCCGAAGGTGAACATCGACGAGTTGGACGATGATGCGTTTCAGGCTCACTTTCGAAAAACGTTTCGCATGTGACATTGAGGTGACGCATCATGGCTATGGAATATAATGCCCCTCCGGGCACCCCGTCTGACATTGGCGCTCAGGAAGTCGTCAAGTATCTGAACCGCAAGGCGATCATCGAGGCGGTGAAGTACTCGCACTTCTCGAAGCTCTCTTCGGTGCAGAATCAGCCGGCGCATTACGGCAAGACCTTCACGAAGTACCGCTACTACCCGCTGCTCAGCGACCTGAACCAGAACCTCCAGGGCATCGACGCCTCGGGTGCGGCTCTGACGGGTGCGGCTGGTGGCAACCCGGGTTACGGTAACCTCTACGGTTCGAGCCGTGACTTCGGTCTCATCACGTCCAAGATTCCGCTCGTCACGGAAGGTGCTGATCGCGTGAACCGCGTCGGTATCACCCGTACGTCGGTGTCTGCGAACCTCACGCGAGTGGGCTTCTTCGCTGACTGGACGGACGAGAGCACGCACTTCGACAGCGACATGCAGATGCGCACGCACTTCACCGACGAGCTGGTGAAGGGTGCTGAGCAGCTGAAGGAAGCTCTCCTGCAGCTCGACCTGATCAACGGCGCTGGTGTGGTCCGCTATGCGGGTACCGCCACGTCGCTGGCCACGGTCTCGGCTGAAGGTGCCGGTGCGGCGATCATCGACTACAACGATGTGATCCGCCTGAGCATCACGCTGGACACCAATCGCGCTCCGAAGCGGTTCACCATCCTGAAGGGTTCGACCCTGACGGACACGGCGACCGTGAATGGCTCGCGTGCGCTGTTCATCCCGCCTGAGCTGATCACGACCTTCATGGAAATGAAGAACAGCAACGACACCGAGATGTTCGTCCCGGTCGAGAAGTACGCGTCGCAGACGACGGTTCTCGAGGGCGAGATCGGTGCAGTCGCTGGTTTCCGTGTGATCGTCCACCAGGAGATGATCAAGCACAACGGTTCGGCCACTGGCCCGATCGGTGCTTCGGTCACTTCCAACCCGGGCTACTATGCTACGGGTTCGCGGTACGATGTGTTCAACTGCCTCGCGGTCTGCGCGGAGTCGTTCACCTCGATCGGTTTCCAGACGAACTCGCCGGAATCGCCGAAGTTCAACCTGGTCATCAAGCCGCCTGGTCCGGCGATGGTCACCCTGGACAACCCGTACGGCAACAAGGGTCTGGCCTCCATCCAGTTCTACTACGGCACGCTCATCGAGCGGTCGGACTGGATCGGCCTGCTCCGTGGTGTTGCCCCGGTGTAACCTGGGACTCCAAGTGAGTGAGAGAAGGGGCTGGTAGAAATACCGGCCCCTTTTCTTTTGCGTTGAATTCTTAATGATTCAGGGGCATAATGAAGCCTCATTCACAGAGGACTCAACTCATGTCCATTGACTTTGATCTCGAAGCAGTACGTGCCCACGCCAAGGAGCTGGGTGTTCCCTACCACCCGGCCCAGAAGGCTGAGACCATCCAGTTCAACATCGACAAGTTCCTGTCGGAGAAGGAAGCGGCCAGCGAACCGGCCAAGACCGAGACGACTGAGGAGCTGGAAGCCCGCAGGCTGAAGGAGGCCATGGCTCTCATCCCAATCACGGTTACGTCGATGGATCCAACTGATGCCGAGCTTACTGGCGTTCTGGTCAGTGTCGGCAACCGCAAGCTGGGTCAGATCCAGAAGGCCATCCCGTTCGGCTACAAATGGTACATGCCGAAGATCCTGGTCGAGCACATGGAGCAGTCACTGTTCTGTCGTTCGAACATGGTTCCGACCGGTATCCCAGGCACACCAGAGCGCCTGAACACCCAGTTCCTGAAGAAGTACGCCATCCAGTACCATCCGCTGCCGACACCGGAAGAGCTGGAAGAGCTGAAGAAGGCCCAGGCGATGGGCAACGAACTGGCCAAGTAAGCCGGTTCTGATACACTCCCGGGCCAGGGGACTTATCTCCCCTGGCTCGTTTTCATTTGAGGACTCCCCATGGCTCTCGACTACACCACTCCGGCTGAAGCCCTGTCTGAAGCTGGTACGCTGTTCAGTGGACTGATCACGGGTCTTCCCGCAATACCCACTCTACCCACTCCCCCGGCTGTCACCATCCCGGATGTCGACACTGTGCCGGCTGACCTGTCTGCTGAGATTGCTCAGCCCACGGTAGAGGAACTCACTTCCGGTGCCGTCGCTGGCACGGGTGTGTTCGACAAGATCATGTCCTCGATCAACTCGCACATCGAGAGCCAGTACTTCAAGGGGATCATCGGCAAGAGCGAGATTGCCAACGTCTACATCGCCGCCATCCAAGCTGTGATGCCTCAGGCGGTCCAGTTTCTTCTCAGCGGTGAGCAGGCCCACTGGCAAGCCAAGCTGATTCAGATCCAGGCGCAGAATGCGTTCCTGGAGCGGGCTCGCCTCATTGCCGAGGTAGAGACTGCGAAGCTCGTGGCCTATCGTGCGCAGGCAGAAGCCTACACCGCACAGGTACAGGCCATCACTGCTCAGACTGCCTATGCCAACGGCAAGATGCAGCTGGTGCTCACTCAGCAGCAGATCAACACGCTCGAGGCCCAGCAGGCTGTGGCCGAAGCGAACTACGACGAGGCATACACCAAGACGCACGACGTGCTGCCTGGTGGTGGTGCTCCGACTGGTCACACCAGCCGTGACTTCGACCTCAAGGAAGCCGCACTGGTCACTGCCCAGAAGCAGCAGA